TTGCCGCTAATGAAGGCTATGAGCCTACCCAAAAACAAAAGGTAGAGCCCATGACTTTGAAAGCGCTATACCGGGAGCGTATTGAGGCCGGCCTCGATATGCCCTCGGATTTCTTTCACACTTTTGTGAAGGATCAAACCAAGATCAGCCGGAAATCATGAATCATAAAACAAGGAGAAAATAAAAATGACTCAAGAAAAAGCAATCAAGAAAAAAGAAGACACAAGCATAGCTCTAGCAGGTATGTTTGAAGAAGATGCTAGTACAGGACTGGATAATATGGGGGCTGATGATATGGCACTACCATTCCTAAGAGTACTAGGACAACTATCACCCGAGATAAACAAACGGGATGCCAAATATGTAGAAGGCGCTGAGGCAGGTATGATATTTAATACCGTGACTAAAGTGGCATATGACGGCGAGAAGGGACTAAACATTATACCGTGCTATTACAAGCGCGAGTATGTTGAATGGTCAGATAGAGGACAGGGCACATCTGCTCCTGTTGCTATCCACTCAGTTGCTAGTGGTATCATAAAAGAAACCACTAGAGGTAGTGATTGGAAAGACCGATTACCAAATGGTAATTATCTTGAGAACACTGCATCGTACTATGTACTTACTGAGGATATGCAGACAGCATTGTTATCTATGAAATCTACACAACTTAAAGTTAGTAGAACATGGAACTCAATGATGAACAGTATCAAGCTAGAAGGTAAAAATGGTTTGTTTACGCCTGCATCATACAGTCACGTGTATAACCTTAAAACTATAGAACAATCCAATGACAAGGGAACTTGGTATGGTTGGACTATTAATAAGGTTGGCCCAGTACAGGATAAAAGTCTGTACGCGGCTGCTAAAAGTTTTGCGGAGTCATGTAAAAGTGGTGATGTAAAAACCAAGCATAGTGAAGGTGAAACCGAATCGAAAGATTCAGTACCATTTTAATTATGTAAGTGATGCCGAGCTAGTCCCCCCGGCTCGGCATCTAACGGGAGGATAACACATGACGACAAACAGAACAAGCTATCACAGGCAATATTATCGTAAGCAAGTAATTAATAGTCAGAAAAATACTATAAAAAATTTACGTGCAGATAAGAAAAAATTTATGGAGAGCCCGGAAGGCATTGCATATAAGAAAAGATTAATGAAAGAGTCCGGCTACCAAGCAGAATATCGAGAGAAAAATAAAGAGAAAATTAAAGCTTACCAAAAGGAGTATCACATAGAATATGCAAAATTTTAGGAAGATATTTGAGGGCAACAACAGTGCTTATGGTCAGCTAATTTTAAGTGGTGAGACTACTGACAAAGGTAAAGCAATAGGTAAAGCTTTTATTAAACGTGAAGCAATACCAGATCAGTTATGGCAAGACCATCTAGATGGTAAGGACCCAGCATTAGGTGTAATACCTATCAACGAGCAGAATATGTGTCGTTGGGGTTGTATTGATGTTGATGAATATAATTTAGATCACAAAAAATTAGCGGCCTCTATTAAGTCCCATAAATTCCCACTGGTCATGTTTAGATCAAAATCCGGTGGTGCACACTTATTTTTATTTACTACAGAATTTATTGCGGCATCATTGATGCAAGCAAAACTTAAAATGATGTCAGAAGCATTAGGTTTTGGTGGTAGTGAAATATTTCCAAAACAAACTGAGATATTAGTAGAACGTGGTGACACTGGAAACTTTTTAAACTTACCTTATCACGGTGGTATCCGTGGATTGCGTTATGCTTTTGATAATGAAGGTAACGCAGCTAGTTTAGAAGCATTCTATACTATCTATGAAGAATGGGTACAGACACCTGAACAGATACAAGAAATTATAGTTACTAAGGCAGCAGAAGTTAGTAATGAAGCGTTTAAAGATGGACCACCATGTTTAAATAAATTAGCTGACGAAGGTTTTGGTGAAGGCTCACGCAACAATGCACTATTTAATGTAGCGGTATTTCATAAGCAAGCTAACCCAGACAACTGGGAAGACAAAGTTATGGAAGACAACAACAAGTGGATGAATCCACCGTTAAGTTTCCAAGAGGTCAAGGCACTCTTAGCATCAATCGGGAAACGCGGCTATGATAAGTATAGATGTAAAGACCAACCTATTTGTGGTGTATGCAATCCTGCAAAATGTAGAACTAAAAAGTTTGGGGTAGGTTTTGAAGAAGAGCAGATGCCGGAACTAGATACTTTAACTAAAATTAATTCTAACCCACCACAATGGTTTTTAAATGTAGTGGGTAAAAGAATAGAACTAAAAACCGAACAACTACATAACCCTAATTTATTTGCGATAGCGGTGTTAGATCAAGCTAATGTAGTGTCACCTATACCAAAAGCTAAAGATTGGCGTGAGGTATTTTTAAAACCATTGATGTTAAATTTACAACAAATAGATCCACTAGAATCTTTAAATGCAAACAATCAGATAGAAAATTTATTGTATGACTACACTGTACATAGAGCTAAAGCTAGAACTAAAGATGACATACTAAATAAGACTGCCTGGACTGATGAAGGGTTTTGTTATTTTAGAATGGAAGATTTTTATGCATTTGCTAAACGTAATAACTGGGAGATGGATAAAACTAAAACTTATAATTTAATCACACAACTAAAAGATATTTTTGTTGGTGAAATTAGAATGCAATTAAAAAACCAAACTCCACGTGTAGTTAAAATAAATTCTATGAAAGATAATGGCGCTGAAGTTAGTCAAGTGCCATACCAGGAAAGTCCATTTTAATGAAAACAATTATTTTAGGTCCACCAGGTACCGGTAAAACTACTACACTATTAAATTTAGTTGATGACTTTATGAAAGCTGGGGTTGATTCTAAACGCATTGGTTATTTTTCTTTTACGCGCAAAGCGGCACATGAAGCAGCAACACGTGCAGCAGAAAAATTTAATTTAGATGAGAAAGAAGATTTAATTTATTTTAGAACCCTACACTCACTAGCTTTTAGATTACTAGGTATAAAAAAAGAACGGGTGATGAAAACGGAAGACTATAGAGAATTTGGTTTGAAAGTTGGCATACCTATTAAGATGTCATTCCATTCAGAAAATGATGGGGTATTTAATTCTGACAATGAATATTTAAGATTGATTAACAAAGCACGGGTCACGGAACGCGCTTTGATGGATGTGTACGACGACAATAGACATTCAGTGGATATTGAACGAGACACATTATTCCTATTAAACCAAGAACTTAACCGTTTTAAAGAAGAGAAAGGTATGATTGATTATGACGATATGTTGGAGAACTTTATTACACAAGATGTCAGCCCAAGTTTTGATGTCTTGTTTATCGACGAAGCACAAGATCTATCTCCATTGCAATGGCGAATGGTTAGAAGTATGTGGGCCAAGTCCGACAAAACTTACATTGCTGGAGATGATGATCAAGCAATCTTTAAGTGGGCCGGTGCCGATGTTGATCATTTCATTGCCCTCCGGGAAGATGTTGACGCCGTTAAAGTTTTAGATCAATCGTATCGGATTCCAGGCGGACCAATACATGAACTATCACAAAAGATTATACAGCAGGTAGGTAATAGATATGATAAAGAATACAAACCTCGTAACGAAATAGGTAAGCTGCACAGATACGCAGACATTGCACAGGTAGATATGTCGCAAGGTCAGTGGTTAGTATTAGCTTCAGCAAATTATTTTCTTGATGGAGCTAAAGAATTATGCCAGCTTAAAGGTTGGTATTATAGTCACAAAAATAAAAACTCAGTTTCAGAAAATTTATTAACCGCAATACAGAATTGGGAAAGATTACGTAAAGGCGAAAGTTTAAATTTTTTACAGATAAAAAATATTTATTCCTATCTGAGTGAAAATGTTACTCGTGGTTATCGTACCGCGAAAACTTTAGATGTAGATCTAAAATATAATCTGGAAACATGCATCGCGGATCACGGATTACAAACTGACAAGCCGTGGCATGATTCATTCGCCGGTTTAAATACTAGTATGGAAATGTACATTAGAAATATGCGTGCGCAAGATGAAGCTATTTTTAAAACCCCAAGAATTATTTTATCAACTATCCATGGCGCCAAAGGAGGCGAAGCTGACAATGTTTTATTACTTCCTGACATTACTAAATCTGCTCTTGATCACAGTGATCGTGATGCAGATGAACTGCACCGGTTATTTTATGTAGCGGTAACTCGTGCGAAGAAATCATTATACATTTTAGAACCAAAAAACTATGAAAGAGCCTATTTATTGTAATGGTGAGAGAGTGAGATTCGAACTTGACAATTATCATATAAAAGCACATTATATGTTTTAAACACAACAAGGAGAGAATAATGACGATAAAAATAAATGAAGAAACAAGAGAGATAATTAAACAAAAAAGTAAAGCAGGTAGAACTGGAAAGTCTTTAGCAGAGGAATATAAGGTTTCGCCTTCAACTATCACTTACATACTTGATCCATCACAAAGAGAAAAAAGTATGAAAAGACAAGCAAAAACTAAAACTCTTTTTACACGCGCTGTGCATAATTTTTGTACAAGACAGTATGAAGCTAAAAAAGAAGTTCAAGATGTTGTAGAGGAACGACCAGAAAGAAGACCATATTTTATGGTTAGAAGTTTTTTAAAATATCAAGATAAAACCAAAGGAGTAGATACGATGACACATTTAGAAATAGCAAAAAAAATATTATGGTCTAAAGACGGTAAAGACAGTAACGGATACGAGTATCCTTATGTAAGCTGTGCTATGACTGGTAGAAGAGGTTCTGTTATGGCTAAAAATAAAAGTCCTGAAAGAATTACTTTAGATCATATACTTTCTAAACATGCAGGTGGTGAAAATAATCTAGAAACTAATATGCAACCGTTGTTGCAGGTTATTAATGAAATGAAACAAGAGCACACAACCGGTGACTTTTTTACAATGATCAAATGGATTGTTGAGGGACCTCAATTTAAATCATGGGTCGAAAAAAATGAAGAATAAATACGGTATACCGGAATTTACTAAAGAAGGTTATTTTAAATCTAAAGAAGAAAAATATGATCCGGTAAATTATCCTGCACACTATAATAAGGGGGGTGTGCAGTGTATCGATGCTATTGCTTCTATGCAAGGTGATGGTTTTAAATATTATCTACAAGGCAGTGCGGTCAAATATATATGGCGGCACGAACACAAAGGCAAACCTATCGAGGACCTAGACAAAGCAATCTGGTTCTTGAATAAACTAAAGGAACAGTATGAATAAACCATTACAAATGCCAATGTTCAGTCCACAGACTGAATGGGTACCACCGTTAAATTTACCAGACTTAAAAGAATACTCAGAGATTGCCATTGACTTAGAAACCAGAGACCCAAACCTTATGACTATGGGCTCAGGCTCAGTCAGGGGCGATGGTGAAGTGGTTGGTATCGCTATTGCTGTCGAAGGTTGGTCCGGGTATTTCCCGATAGCGCACGAAGCTGGTGGGAACATGGACCGCGCATTGGTGTTAGATTGGTTTGAAGAAGTCTTACATACTGACGCAACAAAAATATTTCACAATGCCATGTACGATGTATCCTGGATCAGGTCTATGGGCTTTCAAATCAATGGTGGTATTATTGATACCATGATTGCATCATCACTGGTCGATGAAAACCGGTGGAGTTTTACTTTAGATGCTATGTCTAAACAATATGTAGGCATGGGTAAAAATGAAAAAGTTTTAGCAGAGGCGGCCAAGGCGTGGGGTGTCAACCCTAAAGCGGAGATGTGGCGTTTACCCGCACCGTTGGTAGGTGAGTATGCAGAACGCGATGCTGTGGTGACGTTAAAATTATGGCATGCCATGAAACATGAATTAACGCAACAAGATTTGTGGGACGTATTCAACCTGGAGACAAACTTATTTCCGTGTCTAGTGGATATGAAGTTCAAGGGTGTACGTGTAGATGTAGAGAAAGCTGCGGCATTAAAAATTCAATTAACTAAAACTGAACAGGGTATGCACCGGGACATAAAAAAGATTGCTGGGTTTGATGTAGAGATATGGGCGGCAGCATCCATAGCGAAAGCGTTTGACAAACAAAAGATACCGTACGATCGCACTGACAAAGGCGCACCAAGTTTTACGAAAAACTTTTTAGCTACCCATCCAGCCGAGCTACCAAAACTAATCAACGAAGCTAGAGAAATTAATAAAGCTAATACAACTTTTATCGAGACCATTTTAAAACACGAACACAACGGTAGAATCCATAGTGACATCAACCAGATTAGATCTGATGATGGTGGTACGGTGACCGGTAGATTTAGTTACTCGAACCCGAACCTGCAACAAATTCCAGCACGACACAAGGAACTCGGACCGATGATTCGATCTTTATTTATACCGGAGCAAGGCCACAAGTGGGGTTGTTTTGATTACTCGCAACAAGAACCGCGGATCGTGGTGCATTTTTCATCACTCTTAAAACTAGAAGGGTCATCCATGATTGTCGATCAATATAATAATGGTGAAGCAGACTTTCATCAGATGATCGCGGACATGGCGGGTATAGAACGGAAGCAAGCGAAAACAATTAACTTAGGTTTAATGTATGGTATGGGTAAAAATAAACTTATGGCCGAGTTAGGTTTATTGAAAGAAGCGGCGGAAGATTTAATAAAAACGTATCACCGCAAAGCCCCGTTTGTGAAGATGTTATCAGAAGCCGTGACTAGACGGGCTGAGGACAGCGGTAAGATCCGCACCATTGGTGGTAGAGTGTGTCACTTTGATATGTGGGAGCCCCATGGATACGGGATTAAGAAGGTCTTGCCACATGCTGAAGCCTTAAGGGAACACGGACCGGGGATTAAAAGAGCATTCACATACAAAGCATTAAATAAATTAATTCAAGGTAGCGCTGCAGACATGACCAAGAAAGCAATGCTAGCATTGTACCAAGAAGGGGTCATACCGCACATACAAATACATGATGAACTTGACATCTCAGTAAACTCACCCGAGCAAATAGAAAAAATTATTAATATTATGGAAGACGCCGTGCAATTAGAGGTGCCAAATAAAGTAGATTATGAAGAAGGTGATAGTTGGGGAGATATACATTAGTAATGCCGGCGATTAAATTGATCAAAAAACCACCGGCATATGAAGGTGAGAAGATTATTTTAAAATATATTAATATAAAAACTTGTCAAATGAAATAAAATGACTATATTATCCCATAGTATAACACAAACAAGGAGAAAAATAATGCCAGATACAAGTAGATTTAAGTCGGTTTCGGTGTCCACAAGTACACATAAGCACCTGGAATCATTGGCTAAATCACGTTTCGAGGTGCCGGTCAGCATTCAGAAGGTAATAGAATTTCTATTAGCTAAAGAACTAAAGGTCAAAAAACGTGCCAAAGCTAGTTGAAACAATTTGCCCACGCTGTGATGGTAATGGCTATATTCGGATAATTCCGGTAGTTGCTACCGTGGGGGACACTGGCACTGAAGCTGATTGCCCGATGTGTGAAGAAGAGTTTATACACATGGGTATGAAAGTAACCGCACATAATGGTTATGTGCTGTTACCAATAGAAGACACGCGCAAAAATATAGAAGGTGGACGTGAATCAAAAACAAAATGGTCAGGGGAAACCTTACCTGAAGTAGGTAAGTAATGCCCTTAAACCCGGAGGATGAATACGGATGGTAACAATAGCACTTACAATGCAGCGCATCAATAACTGTCGCGACATGCTAACACAAGCACAATGTCCACGTATGCGACTAATGTGGAAACGCAATTACGAAAAACTATTAAAAAAATATTGGGAGGAACAAGGTGAAAGAATACTTAGGGCCGCTGGCAAAATACATTAATCTTATCTTACTGTTGATAATTTTACATTTCTGCATAACAGTTATGGTTGTAAATTTTAGATATATTGATAGACTCAATAATACGATAGACACAATGTGGCACGAGATAGAGCAGGTGAAGGAGACTAATATTAGTTTATACCAATTTATTGAGGAACACGGGAATGACATTACAGGACGATAAAATTATGCGACATGAGATTCCGAATAGGATGATGAGTACCACTTTCACTTTACCGATTGACAATCGTAAAGTAATTGGGATTGTAAACTATACTGCTGGCGCTGATGGTATTACCCCGCTAGCCTTATGGGTAA